AGCAAAATCAGCAAAATCAGCAAAATCAGCAAAATCAGCAAAATCAGCAAAACGGAAACGAAACTAAGTTACTACCATAATATACGAAATATATTCAAACAAGAATTTGATGCGTTAATTATGAATTTTATTAATAAAAATCATGATAAACCATGGAATTGGGTTTGTATTTCTAAAAGTAAAAATATTACCATGGATATTATTGAAAATAATCCGGATAACCCTTGGGATTGGAGAGGTATTTCTCAAAATCCAAATATTACAATGGATATAATTGAAAAAAATCCAGATAAACAATGGAATTGGTGTTTGATTTCTCAAAATCCAAATATTACAATGGATATGATTGAAAAAAATCCAGATAAACAATGGAATTGGTTCTTGATTTCTAAAAATCCAAATATTACCATGGATACAATTGAAAAAAATCCGGATAGACCTTGGGATTGGAGTGGAATTTCTCAAAATCCAAATATTACTATGGATATAATTGAAAAAAATCCGGATAGACCTTGGGATTGGAATTATATCTCTAGAAATCCAAATATCACAATGGATATGATTGAAAAAAATACAGACAAATATTGGAATTGGTATTGGATTTCTCAAAATCCAAATATCACAATGGATATTATTGAAAAAAATCCAGAGAAACCTTGGAAATGGATGTATATCTCTGGTAATCCAAACTTAACAACAGATATGATTGAAAAACATCCGGATAAACCTTGGAATTGTAAATGGTTTTGTATAAATCCAAATATAACAATGGATATGATTGAAAAAAATCCGTGTGAGAACTGGAATTGGTATAGTATTTCTTACAATCTATTTATAAAAGATAAAGAATTGTTTATGGAGAGAAAATATAGACAGCATTTAGCATCGTTTAAAATACAGCAATACTATGCCAGAGCAAAATATGTTCCTACTTATGCTTACTGTCGAAAATTACATATGAAATTTTATTACGAGAACTCAAGTTATGTTGAATAAATTATAGATAGCATAAAAAAAACAATAAGAATTATAATTCAAAGAGGATTTTCATTTATTATTTCATTTGGATTTTCATTTATTATTTCATTTGGATTTTCATTTATTATTTCATTTGTATTTTCATTTGTTATTTCATTATAAAAAGATATTAGATGTTTTTTTAAAGTTTTATAATTAATAACTGTTTCCATATAATAAACTGATAATATAATATGTCGTGTTTCACAGACTCTTTTCTGTTTTTTTAGTTCATCGTCAATTGTTTGAATCGTGTCTTTATAGTGTTTAATAAAATATTCTTTCATGATTGGGAAAAATTGCGTAAATTTGTTATAAATCAATTTATTTTTTAATATAGATAACATTGCTACTTCTATATTTTTATATTTAAGAATTTCATTATATTTACTACAATTTTCATTTGTTTCCATAATACCAGGTTCATTTATTAAAGGATTTTCATTTAAAACCATACATAAAGTAAGTAAAACAGAAGATAACGATTGACACGAAGTCCATTGTTCGCCTTTCCAAGTATTTAAAATTGATAAACATACTTTCCCTGTCTTATATAGATTAGGATTAAATCGAGTGATTCCATCATTTGTGCAATAATTTAATTTAGGAGGGGCATATGGATAATTTTCTGGATAATTTATTTCAAATAAATAAAATCCATTTTCATAAGGTGTTTTTGCTGGTCCAATAATTAACGCACGTCCTTTTAATATATTTGTGTCATCATGAAAATAATAAATTCCATTATCAGTTAATGGGTTCTTTATAATTTCTTTTACATCATTTAATAACCGTTTTATGGTTTCTTTTTTCAAAACTATATTATTGGTTTCTTCCATAATTTGAAATATATTACCGATATATTATTAATATTTAGATATTTTTATGTCATAATATTAATCATTAATAATACACTTATAAAAAGATAAGAATATCTTATACATAAATTTTATTTAATAAAAAATTGAGATAAAAATAATTCTATTCTTATATATAACAAAGAACCAATCATGACGTCATCAAATAATGCGTTGTTTGATGACTATTTAAAAACACATGCAGCAGTTAAGGGGTCTGGTTTTACAAATACCCGAATCGGCGACAAAAAATTAAATATATATGGCGGTTCATATCAAATTGCAGATGGTGAGTGGTCTGACTTTATTAAAAAATATTATCAACATGTTTTTGTGAAAGGGAAAATGGAGTATTTAACTGAAAAGCAGTTAATTGAAGATGGTCCTATTTTAATTGATATTGATTTGCGTTATGATACAAAAATTACAGAAAGGCAACATTCTATTGAGCATATACAAGATATGATTATGTTATATGCTGATAAAATCGCTGAATTAGTGAATATTAAAGAAGGAATTGATATAGATGTTTATGTTATGGAAAAAAATGACGTGAATATTAGTGAAAATAAAACAAAAGATGGTATCCATGTTATTATTGGGATTAAAATGCATAAAGCATTACAAGTATTATTGCGAAATAAAGTAATTTCCGAAATAAAAGATATGTGGGATGATTTGCCGATTACAAATACGTGGGAAGATGTATTTGATGAAGGTGTAACCAGAGGATTTGTGAATTGGCAAATGTATGGTTCCCGAAAACCGGGCAATTTGGCATATATGATTAAACACCATTATATTATTTCATATAGCAACGAGTCAAACTGTTGGGAAACGTCTAATGATAAAATCGCAGTTTTTTCAACTGAAAAAAATATAGAAAAGTTATCTGCTAGGTATAATAAACATCCAGAATTTGAGGTTAAAGAATCTGTAAAAGAGTTATTTGAAAAAACAAAAGAATCATTAAGTAAACATCAACCAAATACAAGTAATGAGGATGGTAAATTAATGAAAGGAAAACCGAAACTAAAATTTAAAAATAATATTGATTGTGGGTATAGTGAAATTAGCAGTGAAGTAGTATTAGATAGTATGTTAGATAGATTATTTGAAGATATTGGAGCAGGCAACTATAAAATCAAAGAAACACACCATTATGCTATGAGTCTTCCTGTAACTTATTATGGTCCTGGTAGTTATTCAAAATGGATTCGGGTAGGATGGGCATTGGCAAATACTAAAATTGGTAATGAAAAATCAAAAATGTTCTTAACTTGGTTGAAATTTAGTTGTCAGGAAAATTGTAGGGATACATTGAGAGGAATGGATGGAAAATTTGATTGGAAATGTGTTTCAGAATTATATGAAATATGGTCTAAATTTGAATATAACAATGCTGATGGATTAACTTATAGGTCTATTATGTATTGGTGTAAACATGATGCAAGAGATAAATACGACGAAATTCATAAAGAAACTGTTGATTTCTTTATAGAACAAAGTGCTCTAACTTTGACTGAATTTGATATTGCGTCGGTTTTATATCATCTTTATAAAGATAATTTTATTTGCGCGAGTATTAAATTCAATACCTGGTATGAATACAACCATGATCATCGTTGGGTTGATAATGATAAAGGAACATCTTTGCGCAAACGCATTTCACGAGAAATGCATAAAGTTTATCTTGATAAAACACAAGATATCGCAAATCTTTTACAAACAATGGAACAAACATCAGAAGGTTATGAAGGTTTAAAAGATAAATCAAAAAATTTATCGGTTATTACGTTGTACTTGAAAAAGACAACTTGGAAAAATAATATCATGAAAGAAGCACAAGAGTTGTTTTATGATAGTGAATTTATAGATAAATTAGATCAAAATCCATATTTGTTATGCTTTAATAATTATGTGGTAGACTTTAAAACCAATACTCATAGGATCGGACAACCTGATGATTATATTTCAAAATGCACAAAGATTGATTATATTCCATATACAAATATTATTAAAAATAGCGAATCAGTTATTGCTGAAATTAACGAATTTATGGAACAATTGTTTCCTATTGAAGATTTGCGAAATTATATGTGGGAACATGCCGCATCGTGTTTAATTGGAACCAATCATAATCAAACTTTTAACATTTATAAAGGGTCTGGGCGTAACGGGAAAAGTAAATTTGTAGAATTAATGTCTCATTCACTCGGTAGTTATAAAGGAACGGTTCCAATTACATTAATCACTTCTAAAAGAAATAATATTGGGAGCACTTCATCTGAGGTAGCGCAATTAAATGCGGTTCGTTATGCGGTTATGCAAGAACCTTCAAAGGGTGATAAAATTAATGAAGGGATTATGAAAGAAATTACTGGCGGCGATCCAATTCAGGCACGTGAACTTTATCAAGGTACAATTACTTTTGTACCCCAGTTTAAATTAGTCGTATGTACTAATACTGATTTTGATGATATGGCGAGTGATGACGGGACATGGAGACGTATTCGGATGATTGATTTTATGTCTAAAATGCTTGAAAATCCTTATGAAGACCCTAAATTCCCAAGAGAAGAATTTCCGTATCAATATCCAGTTGATAAGAATCTAGATTCAAAATTTAAAATATGGGCGCCGATTTTCATGTCTATTCTAGTAGAAAAATCTTTTAAATCACAGGGTATTGTAAATGATTGTAAAATTGTTATGGCAAGCAGTGAACGGTATCGCGATAGGCAAGATTATTTCTCGGGGTTCGCAAAAGATAAAATTCGTAACAATCCTGGTGAAAAAATCAAGAAAACAGAAATATTACAAACATTTAAAGAATGGTATTTAATAAATTATGGAACTAAAGGAACACCTCCAGGAAAAGAAATATATGAATTTATGGATAAAAGATATGGAGATTACAAACTAGGATGGCGTAATATTTCTATTATTTATAATGAAGACGATAATGACGCTTTGGGTGATTGTTAGTGTTGGTTAAATAATTAGTATTATTTTATAAATAAAAATAAAAATAAAAATAAAAAATAAAAAATAAAAAAAGGCACTTACCATACCTTTTAATATTGATATTCTAGAAACTTTTTTTAATGTTTTTAATGTTTTTAATGTTTTTAATGTTTTTAATGTTTTTAATGTTTTTAATGTTTTTAATGTTTTTAATGTTTTTAATGTTTTTAATGTTTT